TTGTGCTGGACGACAAACTTGCTCTTTAAATGTCTTATCAGCATCTCTTGCCACCGCTAAATTTACACCCTCTGGGGTTCCAATTTTATTAATTGGTACACGGTGAGCCAAAAGAATTTCATCTCTGTTCGCCTTGCGATAAAGATTAAATGAAGATTCTTGTGTGCCAGCCTCAATTGGCTCCATCTTAAATTCAACCTTTGAGTCTGGGCTATCTGCTGGAAGAGGAATATATAAAGATCTGTGATTTTTTCCTCTTAAGCCTACCTGGAAAAATTCAAGCAATTTTCTTTCTGATTCTGGGGATAGCTTTGCTCCCTTTACTGTAATAATATATCTTGGGACCGCCTTATTTTCAAAGTAGTCTAGGTTATATTTACCAGCAAATTCATTTCCAGCCAATGCGTTCTGTGCTGCAATAATGTCTGGTATTCCATAATAGTTATTTGTTGGAGTATATTTCTTTAAATGAATAACTTCGTTTGGTCTGTCTTCTCCGCCTGCGATTGGGCTCTCGGTATCTACGTCTCCGAAGTTTCTAAAGTAAACAGCCTTGCCGTAAAGCAATTGAATAAAGCCGTCTCTTAATCTACGTACTCTCATTGTCTTTGCTGGGATGTGTCCAATGTATCCGATGTTGCCTGAAGTTGTTCTGCTGATTTCAAGGTAGCCGTTGCCAGTTGCTTCTAAGTCTGTATAAACCTTAATAAGTGTTTGTGTAAAAGTATCTTCATCGTTTGTTGAATCAAGCCACAGCTGTAAGTCTTGCTTTAATTTATTAAGCTTTCTGCGGGCTCTTTCTAATTGCTTGTCGTCTGTAATAGAATCGAATGCGTCGTTAGTTTTTCTTGTCTCAGAAAAATCATAACCTAGTCCAACAATGTTTGCTACCTTCGCATTAATTGCTGCGTAGTTATAAGTTGAGATTTCATAAATTCTTGAAAGGTATTCTTGGTTATATGGTGGCTCCACAAGGTCAAACATTGCATAGCCAGTAACCGCCTGCTGTAATAAGTTTTGCTGGGTTCCAGTTCCTTCTCTGCCTGCAAATGCTTTAGAGAACTCTCTTCCCATCTTACGGCGGAAAGTGGAGCTTAGTCCAGATATTTTTCTTAAGTCATCCTCCTCAATCATAAAGGGATCTGAATGATCTTTTTCTTTCTTTAATTGAAATAAATCAGAGGCAGAAGAAATTTGAATTCTATCTGTTGACTCTAAATCGTTATCTTGAATAAACTCCATGACTATCTCCCTGGTCCACCTATTGTTGGATTCTTTTTATTATAAGCCGCTAGCTCATCTTTGTAATTTCCAATATCAAATGGGTCAGGAATTAATCCTTGATCAAGTCTTGCCTTCTGATATTCAAACTGCTCGTCATCAATCTTACGTCTATTGGATAAAAATTTAGGCTGACCAACATCAATTCCAAAGGATGACACCTCTGATGCCAATGCCGCCATGTTTGCCTTATTTCCTTTATGAGATGCTATTGATAAGTAATTACCCTCATCGTCGCCAATCCATCTTCCGTCTGGCATTTCCCACACATAGATTCCAAGCGTGGTTTCCTCAATTACTGTCTGATTGACCTTTTTAATCTCCATAGTATTTTATTTTACCATTCTTTGGTATCAAAGTCCAGCTTTTTGTCAGGCTAAGTGACAAAATTATGTGTTTTGTATTACAACCCAGTCATTATCATAGTAGTCTACAGAGTTTTCTGTCACGGTTATGGACGGAGAATTATCATCCGCTACCGTAGAAGTAGATCCATATACATACAGGTCATGGTGCTCAGATGCTTTTGACAATGTAAATTGGCTTGGATATAGAGCTAAGTTTTGAAATAAGGCAGGAACTGAGCCAGATGAGGAATGTGCAATCTTTATTTGCCCGCTAACCGCAGCAGTAAAAACAATTACAACATGGTGCATTTGTCCCAATTTAAATATATTTGAAACATCTGTTTCTGCCGACTTATCTACGTTGTTTACATATATTGCAGATATATTAGTTTTGCTTATTGTTCCGCCGCCATTCCATGAATAATTTGAGGCAGCATATGATCCACTAGATGCTGTTGATATAAGACCACTAACTGTCAATGCATAGGGGGTATAAAAAAATTCTAATGTGCTAACTGAGGAGGTTGTATTAATATAAAATCCAGAGCTTTGAATTGTTCTTATTCCATTTCTGGCATTTCTTGAAAGAATTGGATGTTTGTTATTTCCAATTGTTATATCATATACTGAGACTCCAGCAAGACCCTCTAATGTAGAAATATAGCTAGAGCTATTTGAAGCATATGCAATTTGATTATTATAGAATTTAATTTGAAGGGTAGATATCTTAGGCAAATATTTGCTGCTATCTGTTGTTGCTAAAGTTATCTTTAAATAGATTTGCTTATTGCCATTAAAGCTTGCAATTGTGAATTGTGGAATCTTCTGTCCATTTTGGCATGCTTGATATGTTGTGCCATCTACTGAAACTTCTACTGTTATTCCACTTGTTCCGTCCCACTCAATTTTTGAAGAATCTAAAACGGCTGCATAAGGCAAAGAAATATAATCTGTCAATACAACTGTTTTAGAGCCAGTTGATTTTTTAATAGACAGGGATTGTTCTGCATCACTATAATATAAATCATCTGTGATAAAGTACTCCCACGATTTGTTTCCAGGGTATGAATAAATAAACTGTGTTGAAATATTTTCGTCATATAGCTCAAATAATTCTCCATTGTCTGGATCTACAATTTGAATTGGAGCAGGGCCTATATTTTGATTATAATGATTTTGAATCTGAGATTGAGATAAGCTATATCTATATACAGCAACGCTGTTTATAAGGAAGGAGTCTCCTGCATCTGTTGTTGGGCCACTTGATAATTCAAGGGCGGTGTTGCTAAACTGAAAATTAGAAATTGTAGATGTATTTACTAGGACTCCATCTATGTAAAGAGATAGCAATGTGGGGCTATATATTCCTACAATATGAATAACCTTATCTGTATAAGGCAGAGTATGTTCTACATATTGGGCCTGTACTTTAAAAACAATATTTTCATTATCATAGAATATCCCAATAGCCTCATCTGCATCTGCTAGAATGCTTGTTAATCCATTTGTAGTAAAGACTGGATGTATCCAGGCTTCAAGGGTAAAGTCATTATCTGAAGAATATATTGTTGCAAATTGGCTGGAAGTTGCAGAAGCTGTATAATCTTTTAAAAATGAATACTGTATAGAGTTTGTATTACCTATCTTTGTTGCTCTTGAATTACCAATTGTTATTGGAAGAATTTGAGTTATTGGATCCCCGCCATATACTGCATCATTTTCACATCCAGAGTGATCATATGCAATGTCCCCATAAATACTTGCATAAGAGGTTAATGATGTGTCATCTAATATATCCTGATATGTAGCATAGTCATCTACTAAAGTTGTATAGTCAGTTACATCAACTGTTGTTATATCATCTAATGGATAATATCCAATAGGGTAATCAGAAAGAACTATAGATTTATATGACATTATCCATCTACCGCAGATTTAAGATATCTAACAATTACTAATCCTGAACCGCCTCCACCTTGGCTGCCACCACTTTGATATCCTGAGCCCCCATAGGCAGTATCATAATCTTGACCTTGGCCTCCTCCGCCAGAACCAGTATTAATTGTTCCTGAATAACCATTTCCAATTCCAATAGTTAATGGAGATGCTGATATGAGTCTTAAATGTCCTCCAGCTCCTCCTCCACCAGAGCCGCCTGCTCCTCCTCCGCCATCTCCGTATCCAGAAAAATATTCTGTATATGTTGCTGCATTATATGCACCATTATTTCCTCCGCCACCGCCTCCAGCATAATATCCGCTAACTCCAGTAGATGTAGCTGATGCCCAAGCTGAGTATGAATTTGTTCCTGCTCCGCCTGCTGCGCCATTTGTGTTACTGGAATTAGAACCTATAGATCCAGCTCCTCCTCCACCAGCACCAGCACCATTTTGAGTAGTTCCACCACCAAGGCCACCATTATTTCCTTGTGAGGGAGAAACAGAAGGGGTATTTCCAGAACCAGGAGATCCGAATGAATCATAAAAAACAGAGCCTCCTCCACCAGATCCTCCAGATAAAGCTGATGATACAGGGCCAGCTCCATTTCCTCCACCTGCTGCACTGTAAGAGTTTATTGAAGAAGCATTTCCTCCACCACCGCCAATTACTACTGGATAGTCTCCAACAGGTAAAGTTGCACTAGTTTGACGAACACCTCCCGCTCCACCTCCGCCTGTACGACCATGACCACCTCCACCAATTACTAAATATTCAACTGAAAGGCTGCTATTTGATACTGCAAATGTTTCGTTAGATGTAAACTTTCTATAATAATAAGTTGCATCAGAAGATAGTGTTCCTCCAGATGCTGCAGGCAACATGTTTGGAGTTATTGAGCTTGATGCAGAACTTGCATTGCTTGTTCCAACGGCGTTTGTTGAGGTCATTGTAAAGGTATATGCTTGGCTTAATACAAAAGTTCCAGTTACTGAAATTGATCCGTCTAAATCTGTATTTGTATACGTAAGAGATAATGATGGGCTGCTAACAATTTCAACTGT